GTACTGCTGGGACGGCAAGCGCTGGCGGATGGACGAGGACGGCGAGGTCTGGCGCCTCGCCAAGGCCACCGCGATCGCGATCAGCCAGGAGCACGTCGCCGAAGCGGTGGAGGCCGCCACCGAGCTGCGGCGCGAAGAAAACCTTGAGCCATCAGACCAGGCCGAGATCAAGCGCCTACGCGCGATCATCCGCACGGCCAACGCGAAGGCCGACCAGATCCAGACCGAGCGCCGGATCGCGACGATCATCAAGCTGGCACGCTCAGACTCGCGGGTGGTGATCGACCGCGCCGACCTGGACGCCGACCCGTGGATCCTCAACACCCAGTCGGGGATCGTGGACCTGGTCTCGGGCGATCTACGCCCGCACGATCCTGCCGCGCTCTGCACCCGCATCACCGCCGCCGAGTACGATCCAGACGCTACCAGCGACGAGCTGGCCCGCTGTCTGGATGCGGCCACCGGCGGCGACCCTGAGATTGCCGAGTACCTGCGGCTGACGCTGGGCAACTCGCTACTGGGCAACAATCGCCTGGAAAAGTTCTTCCTCTGCGTCGGCCCCGGCGGCTCGGGCAAGGGCACCCTGTTCGAGGCCGCCAAGGACACCCTGGGCGACTACTGCGCCACCAGCGAGTTCCAGACCTGGATCCGCACACCCGGCGCGCGCATCCGTGACGACCTGGCCCGACTGGATGGCCCCCGCCTGGTGCTCAGCTCAGAGACCGAGAAGTCCGAGGCCCTGGCAGCCTCGGTGATCAAGGCCATGACCGGCGGCGACACCATCACCTGCCGGCAGCTCTATGGCACGTACTTTGAGTTCCGGCCGCGCTTCACGCTCTGGCTACAAGCCAACGACAAGCCCCGCGTGGACGATGCCGACAGCGGCATCTGGCGCCGCCTGGTCTGCATCCCGTTCGGCAACACCGTGCCCGAAGACCAGCGCGACCCGGCGATCAAAGAGGCCCTGCAGAACATCGACAAGAGCGGCGCCGCGATCCTCGCGTGGCTGGTCTCTGGCTGCATCGAGACGGCCAAGGCCAAGCGCATCGAGATGCCCACCGCGGTCAAGTCGGCGACCACCAGCTACAACGCCGAGATGAACCCGATCGCCGACTTCCTGGCCGATGTCGTGCGCCTCGCCAGCGAAGAAAACTACAAGATCACCTGGGCCCCGGTCAAGGACGTGAACAAGGCCTACGAGCAGTGGGCGACAGAGGAGCGCATCGACCGCCGCTACCAACTCGGCCAGCGTGCCCTGGGCAAACGCTTAGAGGCACTGGGCCGCATCAAGGTCCAAAAGAAGATCGACGGCAAGAACGCCAAGTACTGGCTTGGCTTGACCTTACCGCAAACCGAGAGCGACGAGCACCCCGACCAGTGGGGGTCGTGGCGAGTCTCGGAAGCCGAGCACCGGCAGGTCCTCGGCGGTAACCAGGTAACCGAAGTAACCGGTGATTTGAAAAGTCCCCACACGCGCGATTCAAATCAGTTGAGCGCGCGTACGCGCGCGCGCCCGACCACTTCCTCTGATAGTGGTTACTCCGGTTACCCGGTTACCTCAGAAGAAAAACAAAACCAAGAACCAATCCAAGAAACCGACATCGACCTGCCCGACTTCGACGACGACGAGGCGCCCTTCTGATGGCCACCGCACCGACCACTGCGACGGCCGCCGATCTGGCCGCCTCGCTCCGCACCCAGCTGGCTCGCAAGGTCGATGCCGGCGAATCGCTGACCAAGGGCGAGTTCGACCAGCTGCAGACCCTGCTGGCCGCCGAGTCGCCAGATCGAGCCTACGTCGAGCTCTTGGCTGACCTGCGCCAGCGCATCGCCAAGGGCCGGGCCCTGCCCAAGCACCTGGCCCAGGCCGCCCGTGAAACCTTCCTGGCCGATCGCGACGCCCTGGTCTGGCCCTCGGTCGATCATGCCGCTGCCGAGCTGCACGTCAGCGTCCAGACCGTGCGCAACTGGCTGGGCGAACTGGGCGTCGATCACCAGCGCACCGCCATCCCCAAGGCGCCGGTCTACCGCCGCCTCTGGGAGCGCGCCGAACAGAAGCTCGACGAAGCCAAGGCCGGCGGCGCCGACGACGACCTCGATCGCCAACTCAAGCAAATGCGCCTCGACAAGCAAACCGGCCGCCTGGTCGCCGAGGCGGAAGACCGCGCCCGCGAGGGCCTGATCGCCGCCGTGACCGAGATCCGCCAAGACCTGGTCAACGCCCTGCCCGGCCGCGCGCGCGATGCCCTGGGGCTGGAGCTGGAGGGCGAGGCCGCCCTGCGCCAGCTGCTGATCGACGCGATCGCGGCGGCCGCCCAGCGCGCTGCCGACTTCCACACCACCACCGCCACCACGGCCACGACCGACGACGACGACACCACCGAGGACTCCACCGATGACTGAGACCGCCGCCCCTACCCGCATCCACCTGATCGACCTGCGCACCGATGTCGCCCAGCTGCGCACCGGCCCGCTGGATGCTGCCACCGTCGAGCGCTACGCCGAGGCCCTGCGCGACGGTGTCGAGCTGCCGCCCATCACCGTTGTCGACGCGGGCCAGGCCGGTGGTCTGATCGTCGCCGACGGCCACCACCGCCTCGCCGCCGCCTACCAGGCCGACCAGACCCACATCGACGCCGAGGTCACCACCGGCACCGAGCGCGATGCGGTCTGGATCGCCACCGCCGCCAACAAATCGCACGGCCTGGCGCTGACCAACGCCGACAAGGCCGCCATCGTCCGCACCATCCTGACCGACCCCGAGTGGTCCGAGCTCAGCGACCGCGAGATCGCCCGCCGGGTCGGCTGCAGCCACACCCACGTCGCCAACCACCGCCGCCGCCTGGCCGAGCGCGCCGCCCAGGCCCAGGCGATCGCCGACAGCATCCCGGCTCTGGCCGAGCACATCCGCGCGATCGACCCCGAGCTGACCACCCTCGACGCCCAGCGCATCGCCATCGCCGCCGAGACTGAGATCCACGCCCACCCGCAGGACGGCAGCCACGAGGCCCTGGTCCGCTGGAAGCGCTGGCAGCGCGCCGTGACCGCCCTCCTCCGCCTAGACCTGGACATGTCCGACAGCGGCACCTGCCCCCTGGCCACCTACCTGATCCCGGTCAACCTCGACGACGGCCTGGACGACCTCACCGACGCCGGCCGCGACCTGGTCAGCCAGGCCACCCTGGCCGAGACCCAGGCCCAGCGCGAGGCCGAGCTCGAGGCCGAACACCAGACCGAGCTCGCCCACCTCACCGCTGCCCTGTCGGCCGGCGCCATCGGCACTCGCCGCAAGCTCCACCCCACCAAGGCCAAGATCCTCGCCGCGCTCTGGCTCTGGCACCTCAACACCGACGAGCCGATGGAGCGCGACCGCCTCAACGCCATGGCCGGCCCGCTGGATGTCCACCCCGGCCAACTCGCGCGCGGTGACGATGCCCTGATCACCGGCGCCGCCGATACCGGCTACCGGCTCACCCCGGCCGGCATCGCCCACGTCACCGCTGCCGATCCCGACAGCCACCTAGCCGCCACCGACCCGCTTGAGGACAGCCCGGCCACCGATGCCGGCGGCCTCGCCTACCTGCCCCAGCTGGCCGACCAGCAGACCACCTGCCTATCGCTGGCCACCGACGCGCTGGTCTGGCGCGCGCGCCTCACCACCGGCCGCCGTGCCGACCTTGACGACCAGTGGGTCCTGGGCTTTGAGATCCGCCGCCAGAACACCAGCCGCCCGTGTGAGCGCTCCATCGACCCGACGACCACCCCTGCCACCTATACCAGCCGCCGCGACTGCCTGGTCGCGGGCTGCGAGCTGATCCACGAATGGCTGGACGCCCTCGACGACATCACCGCGGCCGACCCCGAAGGCCAGCACACCATCGCTATCGACGACGCCATCACCGACCTGTCCGACTGGGATCGCCCCATCCCCGATGACGCCAGCCCGATCGACATCGACCTGGCCGGCCTGACCGTCACGGCATCCCGCGACCGGCGCGATGCCGCTGACCAGTCCGCCGGCAACGTTGCCACCGACTCATCAGGCACCGACGACATCCGCGAGGACTCGCCCGAGCGCGGCCCCGGCGGCCCGCTGGAACACGCACCCAAGCCGACCAACCCCGAGGCCCACCGCCTCACCCGCCTGCGCGCCCTGATCGTCGAGCAGCTCGAGCACGAGCAGCACCACACCAAGCCCGACCAGTCGACCTGCATCGCCCTGGCTCTGGCCATCGGCGTCGAGGGCGACGCCACCTTCGAGGTCTACCAGGCCCAGCGCCACGACCTCGCCGACATCTTCGCCCGGGTCGTCACCGAGCAACTGGTCGACGGCTTGCGCAACCCCTGGCACGGCATCCCCGATGCCCGCGCCATCTGCGACGCCTACCGCCTCGACCACCAGGCCCTCAACGCCCGCGCCCTCGACCCCTGATGGACCCCTGCCCCATCCCCGGGCCCCTGGCCGCCTGGCCACTCATCGAGGCCCGCCACCGCCGCAACCGGCCCACCTGGGCCCCACCACCGGAGCCACCTATGCGCGTCTACATCAGCGGCCCCATGACCGGCCTGCCCAACAACAACACACCGGAATTCAACCAGGCTGCTGACCAGCTGCGCGCCGCCGGCCACCAGCCCATCAACCCCGCCGAGGTCGGTGACGAGGCCGCCAGCTGGACCACCGAGCCCACCTGGCACGACTGCATGGCCGCCGCCGTCTGGGCGATGGAGCAGGCCCAGGCCATCTGCTACCTGCCAGGCCACCAGGCCAGCCCCGGCGCCCGCATCGAGGCGATCATCGCCGAGCGCATGCGCCTGCCCGTCATCGACCTGCCCAGTCTGGTGCCGGCCTGATGACCCGGTTCCCCGCCGTCCTCAGCAACCACAGCCTGGCCGAGCAGATCCGCCGAATCTTCCACCCGCGCGCCGTCTGCCGGCAGGCCACCCCCGGCAACCGCGAGGAGACCACCGCATGCCGCCACCTTGCCGCCAGCTCATCCTCGCCGGTTCGCTCATCATCGGCGGCCTGATCCTCGACGGCCGCCACCCGGGCATCGCCTCGGCCCTCCTGGTCGCCCTCGCCCTGGCCACCGTCGCCACCCGCATCGATCGCCACCCCTAGCCTAACACGGAGCCACCCATGCCAACCAGCACAATCCGCGAACTCATGGCCGAGCTAGCCAAACTCAACGCCGACCATGCCGAGCTGAGCCATCGCCACGATCAGATGCTCACCATCATCCAAGCGATCCAGGTCGTCACCGGACACGACGGCCCTCTGGTGGACCTGCCAGCCACGATCGAATGCACGCAAGAGCTCGACCGCAACACCCGCCTCGCCTTGATGGATGCCTGCAAGCTGCTGTATCGCGTCTACTGCGCCAAGCTCGGCCAGTCCGACCTCTGCCCATTTGGCGACACCGCGCAGATCGATGCGGACATTGCCAGGCTCCTCGGCATCGACCCCCGGCCCATCGTCAACGAACACGACATCGTCCCTACCTTTTGATCACCCGCACCACCAAGGAGCCACCCATGCGCGCCATCACCATCCACCAACCCTGGGCCAGCCTCCTGGCCCACGGCATTAAAGACTACGAAACCCGCAGCTGGCCCGCCCCAGCCGCAGCCGTGGGCCACACCATCCTGATCCACGCCAGCAAGAACGACCGCGCCATCGGGGCCTATTGCTCGCCGTATCCAAGCAGCGCCGCGCTGCAGTTGCGTTGGTCGGCGATGCGCCAGCTACCACAACTACCGATCTATGAGCCCCACGCTATCAACACCATGCCCGACCTGGCCTTCGGCGCGATCATCGCCGCCGCCACCATCGAATACGTCATCCACACCCACGAGATCGCCCACCAGCAGACCCCCCGCGAGCTGGCCCTCGGCGACTGGTCCCGTGGCCGCTACGCCTGGCGCCTGGCCAACCCCCAGCTGCTGACCGAGCCGGTCCCCTGCCGCGGCCGCCAGCGGCTGTGGTTCCCCAATGATGACATCCTCGACCAGGTCGCCGCGCGCGTGCCCCAGCATGGAGCCACCCATGCCAGCGATTGACCCCGAGCTGCAGCCCATCGTCGACCACGCCATCGACGCCCTCTGCGCTGCCATCGACGGATCCGGCCTGGACGTGGCCACCATCCTCAGCGCCGAGGTCGACCCCTACGGCTGGGACTCGGTCGTGGTCATGCTCAGCGGCATCCGCGTCCACCTGGTCGCCGACCACGCCAGTCCGCCGGATGATCGCGCCTGGTACTACTGCGAGGACCCGATCCACGGCCGCGATGCCACCACCCTCGACCACCTGCCCATCTGGCTCCTGGCCCGATTCGCCGACCAGACCGCCCAACTCCACGACCTGCAGGACGACTACAACGACATCGCCCGGCGCGCCAGCGCAGCCGACGACCGCCCCCACATCGAGCTGCTGACCATCCAGCAGATCCGCGACGTGCTGGGCGACCCACACGGCCGTCTGATGCTCACCGACCTGGTCGACCGCATCCGCGAGCTGGTCGCCGCCGAATACCACCTCGCCACCGCCGACCAGAAGGCCGCCCACGGCTGCACCAACCAACCATGCCAGGAGTGTGACCGATGACCGCCGACCTGCGGCCCACCCTCCGCGCCGCTATCGCCGAGGCCGACACCCTCGAGGCCCGCCTTGCCCGCGAGATCGCCCACCGCGAAGCCTGCGAGGCCGAGCTTGACCGGATCAGCGACGGCCGCTGGCGCCCGCGTGACCACACCAGCACCACCGCCCGCCGCCTGTCAACTCGCCTGGCCAACCTGCTGCGGCAGGGCGCCACCCCACCAGCCAGCATCACCGCTCCCACCCCGCCGCCCAGCGCCAGCCCCAGTCGCCAGCCTGACACGGCCCCCCAGATCACCACCAGGCCATCCGCGCCAGCCCAGCCACCGCCACCAGCCACCCAGCTCACCCCCGGCCAGCGCGCCCGCCAAGCCGCCATCCGGCAGGCGGTCACCGCCGGTCACCGCACCATCAACGCGATCACCAGCGCGGTATCCTACAGCCAATCCCTGACCAAGGCCGATGTCGCTCGCATGGTCCACATGGGCGAGCTGATCATCACCCACACTGACCGGATCGGAACCCGCGGCCGCCCAGCCAATCACTACGGACTGCCGGCCGCCTAACCCCTAGCATCAGCGGCGCCGTAGGCGTCCGCTGCATGCCGTTGTTGGGCGAAAGCCCCGGAGGATATATGCGATTAACTTGGCTATTCCGCCCAGGCCTGCTGCGCCTCGGCCTCGCCCCAGCGCAGCCGTGCCGCCATCTTGAGGTATGCAGCCTTTCCGCTTTCGGCGGTTTCGCTGATGGTGGTCTCCTCGATGTGGCCGCGCCCCTGGCCGCCGCGATTGCAGACCATGATTGCCTTCTTGCCGCGCACCTTTATCCCGAAATCGCCAGCTCGCTCGGCGCCGATGATGCGCGGGCGGCCTCCCTTGGCTCCGTTGGCGGCGCTGGAACATGCCTTTTTGGCGGACTTGATGGAACCGAGGGCGACGGCGGCGGGATTCTTGCTCATGGGAGGCTCCTTGCAGCGTTGCTGCGTTTGGTTGATGATGCTATCATAATCCTAGCGCTAGGTTTGTCAAGCGTCGATTTTCCCACGCCCAACACCCGCGATATGCAGCACGCCACCACCTAACCCATTCGCCCGGTCATTCATGCCACCCACCCTGTCCACCCCATCCGACCACAAGCGCCTGGCGCTCAGCCTGCTGGCCCCATCGGCCAGCAGCTCGCCGTGGGACTGGGCGGTTGAGGAACTGATCATGCCCACCGGCGGCAGGTTCCAGGCCCGCCGTGGCGAGATCATGCGCTACTGGTATAAGATATTTGGCGCGCGCATCAGCGGCCAGCCGCTGCCCGATGATCCGCTCGCGCACCAGGTGGAGCGCCTGTGGCTGGTGTTGGTCGCGCAGCTCGCCAAGACCACCACCGAAAACGCCTGGGCCCTGTGGACGGCACGCCACCACCCGCGCAAGATCGCCATGTTCATGAAGCGCGAGAAAGACCTCAGCCTCACGCGCAAGAGCCGACTGCGCCCCCACATCGAGCAGACCCGCCACCTGGCCGAGCTGCTGCCCATCGGCCTGGAAGCCCGCGAGCAGGCCCTGTCGGCCAACCTGTACCGCATCGGCGGGGCTGAGCTGCACTTCGGCATCGGCCAGGTCCCCGACGACTGGCGCAGCCAGGACTACCCGCTCATGTTCCTGGATGAGTTCGATGTCTACCCGCCCGAGGTCGGCGACCAGGGCGATCCGATCGACCTGGGCCTGGTCCGCCAGCGCACCTACCCGCACGAGCGGCTGATGGTCGGCCTGACCACCCCCAGCAGCATCACCGCCCACGGCTGGCGCCGCCTGTGTGAGGGCTCGCACCAGCGGCCGCTGGTCACCTGCCACGCCTGCGGCGCTGCCCACTGGCTGGACTGGCGCTGCATCGTCCACCGCAGCGCCTGCGCCAATGCCCCTGGCGGCGATGATCGCGACCTGGGCCTGATCGACTACCCGCCGAGGGTGATCCGCGACGAGCACCTGGCGCGCTGGCAGTGCCCCTACTGCGGCCACGGCCACGACGACCGCCAGGTCCGCGCCCGCGCGGTCGAGGCCGCCCGATCAGAGCGATGGGTCGCCGGCACCTGGGACAACCCCGACACCCACCCCGCCGGCCTCTGGACGCCCACCCATGCCGAGCTCGACCGCCACGGCCGCATCCAGCACATCAACCCACCATCGTCGATTTTCCGCTCTGGCTGGGCCAGCGCGCTGCACTCGGTCGATGTCTCGCTGAGTAGCTTTGCCGAGAGCATGGTCCGCGCCGCCCAGGGCACCGAGGGCCAGCGCCGCACCTGGACCAACACGGAAGCCAACGAACCATTTATCTACACCATCGAGGCCCCCAGCGTCGACGAGATCGACAAGCACACCCTTGCCGGCTACGCCCACGGCAGCTGCCCGGTGACCGACGACGGCTGGCTGATGCTGTTCTTCGACCAGCAGGGCAACCAACGCCACCTGTACTGGTACCCGTGGGTCCTGCGGTATTTCGTGCCAGGCGGCCGCTCCTGGCTGGTGGCAGCCGGCAAGGCCGACGGCGACCACACCCGCGACCAGCTGGAGGACCGCCTGTGGCCCATCGGCGGCCACCACCGCGCCGCGGATGTGATCGCGATCGACGGCGCCAACCCGAACTTCCGCCAGGATGCCTACCTGTGGGCGGCTGATGATCCCCACCGCCGCCTGGTGGTGCGTGGTGACTCGCGCCTGCAGCCCGGCGAGACCTGGGCCGAGGTCACCGCCAGCCGCACCCACCACCGCCGCATCAGCCGCCCCGACACCGTCCGCGAGTGGCGCATCCATCCGCACTACTGGCGCAGCGAGCTGCACGAGCGCATCATGGGCCGCAGCCCCATCGGCTGGCACCTGCCCGATGACGCCCCCGACTACTACCGCCGCAGCCTCACCAGCGAGGAGCCCACCCTCAAGACCCGCCGCATCGTCGGCGGCGGCCACGAGGAGGTCATCGTCTGGGAGCCACGCATCACCACCAAAACCAACGAGCGGATCAACCGCCGCACCGACAACCACTGGTGGGACGGCGAGGCCAACCTCCTGGCCCTGGCCAACATCCTCGGCATCGACGCCGCCGCCACCCCACCCGCCCAAGCCGCGGCCGAAGCCGACACCCCCCAGGGCGATGGCGGCGACCCGCTGGCTGACGACTTCGGCGACTACCTCGACGGCGGCGACTGGTAGCCATGCCCAGCGGCGATGATTGGCTCGACGGCCTGGCCGATGACTGGGACGATGACGAGGAACCGACCCTCGACGACCTGCTGGACCACTCGCCAGCACCACCCCCGCCAGCCGCCGACCTGATCCGCTGCAAGCACTGCGCGTCTGACCGCGTCAGCCCGCGCAGCACCGATCCAGACACCAACCGCCACCGCTTCGCCTGCGCGGATTGCGGCCGCAACTTTTGGATCACCACCCCCAATGGGTACCATAAAGTCTACCGCCTCGGGTGATTTCATGGCATTTCCCGGGGTTTCAGCGCTGCAAATGTGTAGATTCTACCAGGTGAAACCCAGGCCGCGGCCCTGCACAATGGCCACATGGCGTTGGACCTGGCCACCGTAGAAGATGCGATCGAAGCGCTGATCACTGGCGCGCAGGCCTACACCCTGCCCAGCGGCCGCAGCGTCACCGCTGCCCGCCTCGACAACCTCATGGCGCTGCGCGACAAGCTGCGCGAGGAGGCCCGCGACGACGCCGCCGCCGGCCCGATCATCCCCCAGGCCGTGGAGTTCCACGACTGATGGTCAGCGCCATCGCACCCCCCAGCGTGGGCCGCAGCGGCCACACCGGCGCCGATCGCTCGCGCCTGTATCAGGACTGGGGCACCGAAGACCTGGACCAGGGCGACATCTGGAACGCCGACAGCCACGTGCTTGGCGGCCGCTCGGCCGGCCTGGTGCGCAACAACGCCTACGCGCGCGCGCTCCTCAACGCCTGGTACGATGGCGTGGTGGGCCCTGATGGCCTGCGCTGGCAGTCGCTCTACCGCGCCGACCCGCTGGCCGAGGACATCCCAGACGACGACCGCCAGACCCGCCGCCGGATCAACTACACGGTGCGCCGCGCCCTGGCCCACCACCGCATGGACGCCGAAGGCCTGCGCACCTGGCGCGACATGCAGCTGGCCGCGCTCTACAGCAAGGCCCTGTACGGCGGCGCCTGGGCGGTGCGCACCATGCTGCCGCAGCGCCCCGGCAGCCCCACCCATGCCACCTGCTGGCGACTGATCCACGACCTGCGCGTCAGCAACCCCGACGACCAGCCCGACACCGACCGCATCCGCCACGGCATCGAGCTGGACGCCAACGGCACCCCTGTGGCCATCCACGTGCGCATGGCTCACCCCAGCCAACTCATGGCCGACAGCGCCGGCCACACCTGGCGCCGCATCCCATTCTGGGACGCGCGCGGCCGCCGCCAGGTCATCTGGTACGCCAACCGCGAATCGCCCGACCAGCTGCGCACCGTCGGCTGGTACGCCCCGGTCATCACGCTGATCGCCCACCTCGGCAAAGTGCAAGAGGCGCACGTGGTCGCCAAGCGCCTGCAGAGCTGCCTGGGCATGATCGTCGAGACCGACGACCCGGTGAAGGCCGCCCGCGCAGACCGCAACGGCGTGGTCCTGGGCCGCAACACCAAGATCGTTCCCGGCCGCACCTACTACACCAAGCGCGGCAGCAAGATCACGGCCTTCAACACCCAGTACCAGGGCAGCGACTACGCCGCATTCTCCGACGCCCTGTTCGACCTGGTCTGCGCCGGCTTCGGCGGCGGCGCGTTGCCGGCGCACGTGGTCAAGGCCCGGCTCGACAAGGCCAGCCTTGCGGCCGCCCGCGCCTCGCTGGCGCAGGCCTGGCGTAGCTACCGCCGCGAGCACGTCGCCCTGGGCGAGGACTTCTGCCGCCCGGCCATCGCCAGCCTGATTGACGAAGACCTGGCCCGCGGCCGTCTGGAGCTGGCCACCGGCCTGGACCTGGACGCGGCCGCCGCCGGTATGTTCATCCCGCCGCAGCGCCTGCTGGATGATGACGAGCGCGTGCTCAAGGCGGCGATGCTCAAGCGCCAGCTGGGCGTCAGCCGCACCACCCTCGCGCGCGAAAACGGCGGCTACGACCTCGACGAGGAACGCCAGGCCATCGCCGAGGAAGAAAGCCGCGACGACGACGCCGGCGTGGCCCACCCGGCCGGCGCCACGCCCGAGTTCGACGACGAGCCCGACACCCCGCCCGGCGCCACGCCCGAGTTCGACGACGAGCCCGACACCCCGCCCGGCACCACTGAGGAGGCCGCCTGATGCGCTGGTGGATGCAACTGCTGGGCGATGGCCCCCTGATGATCGAGGCCCGCGCTGGCCAAGACCTGTCCGACCGCCTGGAACGGCTGGAGGTCAATGCCGGCAAGCACGTCGACTACCAGACCCTCGCCAGCAAATACGCCCGCGCCGAGCACCGCTTCGCCATCGATGAGGATGGCGTCGCCACCATCGAGCTGGCCGGCCCGATCCTCAGAAGCGCCGAGCCGATCCTCGACATCCTCGACATCGACTACACCGTCGCCGACCAGTTCCGCGCCGCGATCGACCAGCTGGCGGCAGACCGCCGCGCCGAGGCGATCGTCATCGACGCCAACACCCCCGGCGGCACCGTCACCGGCCTGCAGGCCGTGTACGAGGCCGTCCGCGCCGCCGCCGCCGCCAAGCCCGTGCGCGTGGCCGTGTCGGGCATGCTGGCATCCGCCGGGCTCTACATCGCCGCCAGCGCCTCTGAGATCGTCGCCGAGCCGGCCGCCATGATCGGCTCGATCGGCACCGTCATGGTCCTGCGCGACTACAGCCAGATGGCCACCAAGATGGGCCTGCGCACCATCGTGGTCAGCACCGGCCCCCACAAGGGCGCCGGCACCCCCGGCACCCCCATCACCGACGAGCAGCTGGCGCCCCTGCAGCGCATCGCCGACCAGCTTGGCGCCCAGTTCCAGGCCGTGCTGGTCGAAGGCCGCGGCCTGGATGCCGAGCATGTCGCCGCCCTGGCCACCGGCGAGGTCTGGACCGCCGCCGACGCGCTGGCGCACGGCCTGGTCGATCGCATCGCCACCACCCCCCGCACCGCCGCGCGCACCGCCTCCGCGGCGCCGGCCGCCGACGCGGTGGCCCCCACCACCCCGGCCGCCCCGGCCGCCAACCACCAGACCCCAACCAAGGACCAACCCATGGCCATCACCGTCGCCTTCCTGTCCAGCCTCCTGGCCACCCACCCCGCCCACGCCGAGCTCATCGCCGCCGAGTCCCAGAAAGACGACGCCACCGAGGACTCGATCAAGGCCGCGATCACCGCCGCCGATGCCCAGGCCACCGACGCCCAGCTCGCGCAGCTGACCGCCCGCGTCGCCGAGCAGGCCACCCAGCTCACCGCCAAGGACGAAAAGATCACCGCCCTGCAGGCCAAGGTCGACCAGGCCAAGAACTGGTCGGCCAACGGCGCCGGCACCCCCGACCCGGGCAGCAACCAGGACGCCGACGATGCCGCCGGCGACACCACCAGCGACACCGCCCTCAAGGCCCGCTGGGGCGCCATGACCAAGGCCGAGCAGGCCGGCTACCTCGGCGACTTTGAAAACTACGCCGAGGCCGTCCGCGAGGGCCACGTCAAGGCCTGACCCCACCGCGCCCCGCCCAGGCCCTCGCACCGTGGTGGTGCGGGGGCCCTGGCAGCAACCGACCCAACCCACTCACCTGACCAGGAACCACCACCATGGCCAACCTCACCGCCGAAGCCGAGCGCCACGTCCAGGGCGGCAGCCACGTCCGCCTGCCGCTGGTCGACGCCGAAACCCCCTACCGCGGCAGCCTGCTGGGCTACGCCGCCGCCAGCGACACCTGCCGCATCCTGCAGCAGGGTGACCGCCTGGCCGGCATCTGCACCCAGACCGTGCCCGAAGCCGGCGCCGCCGATGACGAGGTCGTCGCCAACGCGGTCGAGGGGATCTTCAAGATCCGCGTGCCGACCATCGCCGGCGCCTCGGGCGCGTCGGACATCGACGACGCGGTCTACGCCTCGGACGGCAACACCTACACCAAGACCAGCACCAGCAACACCCGCCTGGGCACCATCACCGGCTACCGCGACGGTCTGTTCGAGATCACCGTGGTGACCGCGCACGTCCGCGAAGCGCTGACCTGATCCACCACCTGACCACCTGACCACCTGACCACCTGACCATCTGGCCACCGCCGCCAGCTCACCCACCCAACAAGGAAACCCCATCATGGCCATCTACAGCCACGGCGTGATCGCGGCGATCGGCCGAGCCCTGCGGGCCGCAACCCCGCAGTCCAACCAGCTCGCCAGCCTCGCCTTCGTCTACCCCAGCAGCCTGCCCGCCGGCGCCAAGGACGTGCTCGACTTCCTCGGCGCGGTCCCCGCGATGCGCCGCTGGCTGGGCGCGCGCAACCCCAGCACCCCGCTGCAGCACGAAGCAGCCCTGCTGCTCGAGAAGTTCGAGAGCACCATCCAGCTGCCGCTGGACTGGATCGACAACGACAAGACCGGCTTGGTCCAGCAGCGCATCAGCCAGCTGACCAGCCGCCTGCTGCAGCTCTGGGGCAAGCTCGTCGCCGACCTCATCAACGCCGCCGAGACCGACCTGGCCTTCACCGGCTCGGCGTTCTTCGCCGGCTCGCACACCTTCGGCAAATCGACGATCGACAACCTGATCGGCGCCAGCATGGCCGGCGCCGCTCCCACCCCGCAGGAGGCCGCCGAGGGCATCCTGGCCGGCTGGAAGGCCATGGCCGCCTTCACCGACGACCAGGGCGAGCCTTGCAACGAAGACCTCAGCAGCCTGGCCGTGGTGTTCGCGCCCACCGCCGCTGATGCCTACATGCAGGCCCTGTCCAACGACCAGCTCGACACCGGCGCCGGCACCGTCGACAACCCGCTGCGCGGCCTGCGCGGCTCGGTCACCCTGCGCGCGATCATGTCGCCGCGGCTGACCACCGGCGTCCACTGCCATCTGTTCCGCACCGACGCTGGCGCCGCGCCGCTGGTGATCGGCTCCAACGCCATGAGCCGCAAGGTTACCAGCAAGGCCGAGGGCAGCGACTTCGAGCACGACAACGACGCCCACGAGTACGGCGTCAAGGCGGTGGAGGGCGCCGCCTACGGCCTGATCACCGACGCCTGCAAAGTCACGTTCAGCTGACCGTGAGCCGCCAGCCCGGCCGGTCGGGGGATGCCGGCCGGGCTGCGCGCGCCCATCACCAGATCACCCCCACCACGCACCCACGCCACCACCCCACCCGAGGGCCCCACCATGAGCACCACCCCCAAGGGCTACGACTACGAGATCCGCGCCCGCCAGAACTCCTCGGCCCTGGGCGAGTACGTCCCCGCTGGCACGGTCGTCTTCAAGGGTCGCGCCCGCACCGCCACGCTACTGGAGGGCCTGCGCAAGCGACTGCGCTGGAATCATTTTGAGGTGGTCATCCCCGAAGCGGTCCAGGATCGGATCGCGGCCGAGAACAAGGCCGCCGCCGAATCCGCCCGCCGCCAGGCCGAGGCCCAAGCCAAGGCCGAGGAAGCCGCCGCCAAGGCCAAAGCCGAGCAGGCCGCCAGCCTGGATGAGGCGATCGCCGACCTCAGTCAGCTGGACGGCATCGGCACCCAGCTGGCCACCATGCTGCACGAAAACGGCATCCACAGCCGCCACCAGCTCACCACCGTGGCGGCCGACGCCCACGGCCGCGAGGAGCTGATCGCCCTGCCCGGCATCACCGAGACCAACCTCGCCGCCTGGGAGGGCGAGTACGATCGCCAGCTGGCCAAAGAGCAGGAGCAAGCCGAGGCCAAGACCCAGGCCAAGGCCGACGCCGCCGCGGCCGAAGCCGGCGACCAGACCACCGACGAGCAGACCGGCGAGGGTGACCAGACCGGCAAGGCCGGCGACGCATGAGCGCCGAGTATCGCACCACCGCCGCGCGCATGGTGGCGGCAACCGTCAGCATCCCGGCCAGCTCGGCCAGCGCGTCCAGCATCCAGGCCCTGGCGACGGCCGCTTCGATGGATTTGGGCACCACCGACGTGCTGGGCTTCCGCATCAGCGGCCTGGCCGACGACGGCACCGACCGTGAGGCCATCACCGTGGGCGATGCCACCGACAACACCCCCAGCCACATCGCCGCCGCTGCCGAGTGGCAACCGCCGGTGCGTAGCCTGGGCAAGACCTACGTCCGCGCCGCGGCTGATGCCGCGATCACCGACGCCGTGCTTGAGGTGTTCCTCGCGTGAAAGGCCTGGGGCTCGGCATAGCAGGCCTGGCATCGCTGATCCCAGCCCCAGCCGGTGACGGCGGCGGCGCTCCCGCGCCAGCCACATGGACCGTCGACCCGGCATCCTACCCCGATGTCCAGTACGTTGCTGTTGATGGCAGCGACACGACCGGCGACGGCAGCGAGGGCGCCCCATGGGCGACCGTGGAAAAGGGTATTGCCGAGGCGGCCGCCGGCGGTCTGGTTGCGATCGGGGCCGGAACTTTTACCGAGGTCGTCACTGACCTGCGACTCGGCCGCGAGGAGGCGGTCACGGTCGAAGTGCTGTTCGACCTGGACGTGGCCGGCATCCCCGGGCAAACGATTATCGTACCGGACTCGATCGCCGGGGTCGGGGACTATTCTATCTTCTGCGCCGCGGCCAGCCCATCGGGCGCGGGCACCGTTAGGTTCTTCAATTTGATTTTCGACGGTAATGGTGGTCCGTGGCATGGCATGATCGGGGACCAGTGGGCAGCCATCGACGGCAGCTCTGATAACGCGCCCGACTATGGGGCCGAGTGGCACAACTGCGTCTTCCGCAACTCGACCGGCCCGCGCGCCGTGTACGGCAACGGCGCGCACCACGTCGCCAAGAACTGTGGCTTTGCCGACCTCGCCGGGTATTCCGTTCAATTGAACTCAGCGGGTCGGTTGACCTCGACCAACTGCGCCAGCGAAGGATCCATACCTGACGCTGGACACTCGACCGATGGGCTGGCCAGCGTGACGTTCGACGCCGACTACCATATCACCGCTGGCGGCACCTGGGAAAACGCCGGAACCGGAACCAACCCTGACGGCACCACCGCCCACATTGGCGTCCACGGCGGCACCCATGCATGGGGCGACTGGGCATGACCAACCCCCACGACTCCACCCAAACCAGCATCCAGCGCAGCCCCAGCCAGGCCGCCCTGGAGCCGCGCGACCTGCCCAGCCGCGTCGCCGCGCTCGAGGTCGGCCAGACCCACTGCGAGCGGCGCCTGCGCGGCATCGAGCGCGACCTGGTCCAGATCCAGACCGACAACACCAGCGCCCTGATCACCGACGAGCAGGTCAAGGCGGCGCTGGTCGCGATCGACAGCTGGAAGACCAACCATGACGAGTTGCATAAGACCATACTGGAGGCCCGGCGCAGCTGGGGCCAGACGCTGGTACCCCTGGCGGTGCAATCGGTCACCGCGCTGATCGCGGCACTGATCGGCCTGCTGGCCGCGGGGAGGATGCTGCAATGATCCGTCCGCTTGCCATCATCGCGTCGCTGCTGCTGGCCGGCTGCATGGGCCCATCGTCCCCCCGACTCGATACCCCCGACGGCCCTGCCGCCGCCGGGGGAGGATCGCCGGGCGAGCTCGTCAGTCACATCGCCATCTGGGGGACTGCCGTGGGCGCTTTCGCGGCAGTCGCCGCGATCGCGGTCGCCATCTTCTGGAGCCGACGCGTCGGCATCCAACTCCTCGTCGCCGGCATCGGCACCACCATCGCCTGCCAGCTCCTCCTGTGGGTCGGCCAGCACCTCGCCATCATCGCCGGCCTCGGCACCATCGTCGCCGCCCTCGTCGCCGGCTGGATCTATCGACACCAGGTCGAGGCACGCCTTGGCCTTGACCTCGATCGTGATGGCGTTGTTGGTGCTCCTCCTGTGGCTGATGAGGAGGCGGTAACCCCATGAGCCTCCGCAGCCAGATCACCGCGCACCATACCGCGATCACCGCACGCGACGACCTGTTCGACCCGGCCACCCTCACCGCCCGCGACGGCAGCACCCAGACCGTGACCGTGGACATCGCCGTGGGCGAAGACCTGCGGCGCCCATCCGGCAGCGTGCTGACCACCGACACGGCGCGCATCCTGCTGCCGGCCGGCACCGGCTACCGCCGCGGCGACACCATCGAGGCCACCGACGGCCCGCACGTCGGCGTGGTCTGGATCATCGACGGCGAAGAAGCCCGCGACGAGGTCGGCACGCTGGTGCGCTGCCGCCGCCGCAACGATCGCCTGGCCACGGCGGCGGGGGCCTGACCATGGCCGAGAACCGCCTGCGCACCGTGATGGAGGCCTACGGCCAGCAGTGGAACGCCGTCAACGGCGCGCGCTACCTGGTGCATCATGGCTTCCTGGACTGGGGCGCGTTCCCCTGGCGGCAGATCAGCTACGGCGTCGCCTTTGTGGTCGCCCAGGACGACCCACTGCGCCGCCTGCGCGACCCCGAAGGCCTGGGCCTGGATGACCTGCGCCTCGAGACCGAGGTCGCCATGCGCACCACCCTGCCAGACCCGGCCAGCGGTGACCAGATTTTCTCGCTGGAGTATGACGACCTGCACCAGGCGATGGTCGACTGGCGCACCGTGATGGCCGCCACCCTCGCCGCGGTGCCGGGCCTCATCATCCGACCCGATGGCGACCTCAACCCCTGGCACGACGTGGAAGCCGGCGTGCAAGGATACATCGCGCGCTGCGCGATCCGCCTCTGACCTGACCACCCCGACCAACCTACAAGGACCACCACCATGTCCGTCAATGGCCACCAGCTCCTCATGACCGCCGGCTGCCGCGTGTATTTCAAGCGCGCCAGCGCCGGCGGCACCGACTACCCCCTGCACGACCTGGGCACCATCACCGAGTGCTCGCCGACGATCGAGACCGAGAAGGCCGAGGCCTACGACACCGACGGCGGCGTGCGCACCAAGCTGGACGAGACGATCATCCAGATCGATGAAACCTGGGCCTTCACCGTCCAGAACCTGAGCCCGCGCCTGCTGGCCATGGCCCTGCTGGGCGAAGATCCCGAGGAGTGGACGCGCGCCAGCACCCAGGTGGTCGACGCCGTCCAGCCGGCGGCGGACATCCACGCCGGCTACCTGCATCAGATCAAGGACAGCTCTGGTGATCCGGTCTATGACATCACCAGCGTGGACGCGGTGAAGCTCAACGACGACACCGGCACCACCGAGGACACCGACTGGGAGGCCGTCGACCTGTCGCGCGGTCTGATCCGCATCATCGACGGCGGCAGCATCACCGACAGCGAGCAGATCAAGGTGACCTACACCCCGGTCGCCAAGTCTGGCCTGCGCACGGTCAAGCCGCAGCTCGGCCAGAAGCTGGAAGGCCAGTTCGAGGTCTGGTTCAGCGCCGACAACTTCGGCACCGAGATGGTGCGCCGCTTCTCGGGCGTGCTCAGCCCGGCCGGCGCCAGCTTTGGCGTTGACGAGTACAATACCCTGCAGTTCGAGGCCGCCGTCACCTCCGACATCACCGATGTGGCCAGCCCGGCCGGCACCCTGACCCACGCCGTGGGCACCTCGCCGAACATCAGCTGACCACCACCATCCGGCACACCGGGCCCGCTCGTCACCCAGGGTGGCACCAGCGGCGGGCGGGCCCGGTTGGCCTCTTATGCCACCCATAGCCACCCAGCCACCCGCAG